AAGCGTTAGAGGACAAGTGGAGAAAGCATATCGAGCTGCAAACCGAAATGATTAACCTAGTGAGAGAGTACGGACTAAATACCGACAAAATCAAAAGCGACATGAAGCGACAAGTATTCAACAAACGAAGATCGGCACAAGTGGCCGGAGCGAAAGTGTTCAACGAGGACACGGTGACAATCCATGAAGAAATGGAAAGCAACAGCACCGACATGATTTTGACCTCCATTCCGTTCGGGGATCATTATGAATACTCGGATAATTACAACGACATGGGGCATAATCACGGCAATGAGAATTTCTTCAAACAGATGGATTTTCTTACCCCTAACCTTTTGAGAACTTTGAAACCTGGGAGAGTTGCCGCTATCCATGTGAAAGACCGCATTCGGTACAGCTACCAAAACGGCACTTCATTTACCACGATAGACGACTTCTCAGGCAAAACGGTGGCGCACTTTGTGAAGCATGGATTTTACCTTATTGGAAAGATCACGGTTACCACCGATGTAGTAAGAGAGAACAATCAAACGTACCGCCTCGGATGGTCAGAGCAATGCAAAGACGCATCAAAAATGGGGGTAGGATTGCCTGAATACATTCTACTCTTTAGAAAGGCTCCAAGCGATAATTCAAACGCCTATGCAGATGAACCTGTATTTAAGACAAAGGCAGAATATAACCGCGCCAATTGGCAGTTAGATGCACACGCTTATTGGAGAACTGACGGAAACCGTTTTATCAGCTCTGAGGAGCTTAAGACAATGGAGATGGGCACAATGTTCAACGCTTGGAAAAAGTTCAATAAGAACAATATCTACAGCTTCAGAGAGCATTTGCAGACTTGTGAGGAGTTGGACGACAATGGCCGTTTGAGTGCTTTGTTTATGACATTGCCAACACATTCAAGTCACGAGGGCGTGTGGACAGACATTAACCGCATGTGTACATTGAATGCCAATCAGGTAAACCGTAAGCGTGAGAAGCACATTTGCCCTTTGCAGTTAGATTTGATTGAGCGGCTTATTAACCGCTTTACGATGAAGGGCGAGCTTGTGGATGATCCTTTTGGCGGGCTGTTCAGTACAGCTTACAAAGCTATTGAGATGGGCCGGAATGCTATTAGTACGGAGCTGAATCCTGATTATTATGATGACGGCTTATTCTATTTGAAAAGTGTTGAATATAAAGTCAACGTGCCCACGCTGTTTGATTTGATCTAGTGTATTTTTGACCCGTTGGAAGTGACGCGCCAACGAAATGAGTAACACATGAAAACTAATTATCTTACAAGTCCCTTCCCGCGGAAGCAAACACAACGGCTAGTTACTCGGTCAATGTGTTTCCGGTTGTCAGCCGGCCGCAGGAGGGGCTTTGTCTTTTATGGCTATGCAGCAGCGTGACATGGTGCGCGAACTGATTGTAAAGGGTGGTATTTTAAGAATGCACCCCGATGAAATCAGGCAGATAGTTTCAGAGCTTCCGTACATGGGGTTTCCTTTTTGGGAGGCTTGCGCCCACTCAGAGTATTTGCTTTCTATTGTTCGATTGCAGGAAATTGACATACAGAATAAGATTGCAGCACTTTTGAATAGTTCGATATGAGCGGATGGGTTAAGCTCCACAGGAGCCTGTTAGAATGGGAATGGTGGGATGATCACAACGCAACACGGCTTCTTATTTATCTTCTCATTGCCGTAAACCACGAGCCTAAAAAATGGAAAGGGATTGAAATAGAGGCGGGGTCTATGGTTGTTTCTTGGGAAACTTTGAGTAACGCGGTGCTTCTTACACCTCAGCAATGCAGGACAGCAATGGCAAAGCTTGAGCAATGCGGAGAGATAACAAGGAAGGTAACAAACAGATTTCAGCTTGTAAGCCTTGTAAAATGGGGGAAATTGCAGTCAGGTAACAAGCGGGTAACAGGCAAACGAACAGACAGAGAACAGACAGATAACAGGCAAATAACAACAACTAAAGAAATAGAAGAAAGTAAAGAAGGGGAAGAAGTAACGCACGCGCAAAAGCTTCTTCAATGGTTAGAGGATAATTGCCCTGACGTTTGCAAAATGAAAGAGCCGCTCACCAACGAGCAAGCGAAAAGCGTAATCGACAAATACCCAAACCCCAACTTTGTAGCCAAGACCTTTCAGGCAATGGACAATTACAAACCGCTCAAGCAAAAAAACAAGAGCGCGTACAAAACATTCCTGAATTGGGCATCACGCGACTTTGAAAACTACAAAGAGGCCAACGGACACCTACCACAGAAAAAGCGGATATGAAAGAAGTAAATCCAGAACACGTTTGCGTAGCTACTGCGCTGACCTTCCCAAAATACCACGATGAACTGTTCGAGGTTATTAACTCACCAATCTACTTTGAAGATGAAGATTGCCGCGAAATCATAAAAGCCTGTATCGCGATTCGCGAATTGGGAAGAACGCCCGACCTAGTTTCTGTAGCCGAGAAATCAAAGGTCAATCCGAAAATAATTTTTTCATATACCTCCCTAGATTATTTCTATGAATGGCAGAATGCAGCCCTAACAGTTCGAGAGCGGTGGATGTTCCGGAAATTCAAAGAGGTTTGCGCAAGGGGCATTGAGGCAGACTACGATGATATTTTTGATCTACTTACAAGCCACAGCGAAGAGGTTAATGCGATAGTGTCAAGCGTGGACACGCTCAAGACCGAGAAGATCCAAGACATAGCTATTCAAGCGGTCAACGATATTGCAAAGCTCAAGAACAACGAGATCACCGGTGCGCCTTCGGGAATCTACAAGCTAGACACTCACACGCGAGGCTTCCAACCTTCCGACCTTGTTATCGTTGCCGCTCGCCCAGGGATGGGGAAAACGGCTTTTGCATTAAACGCGGGGAGGGCATCAGCACAAAAAGGCACGGTGCTATTCTTCAGCTTAGAGATGAGTGCTATCCAATTGGTTAAAAGGATGCACGCCCAAGACGGAAGGGTGACGATGGACGAGATATTCAAGGACAGCCCGAGCGAATCAAAGTGGCCAATCTTAATGGAAATAGCGGACAATATCGGGCAGCTAGATATTGAGATTTACGACCGCATCAGCTACATAGAGGACATAGCGGCAAAGGTTAGCACGGTGGCCAAACGTAAAAAAGTGAGCCTTGTGGTTATTGACTATTTAGGGCTATGCAGCACACGAGAAAGGGTGCAAAGCGAAGAGGTGAGGGTGAGCCGTATCAGTTGGAAGTGCAAGCAGATGGCCAAGCGTTCAAACGTGCCTGTAATGCTTCTATCGCAGCTATCTAGGGAAGTGGAGAAGCGAGCAAATAAACGCCCTCAGCTTTCAGATTTACGCTATTCAGGGGCGATAGAACAGGATGCGGACATGGTTCTTTTTCCGTGGTGGTCACAGAAGTATGAGATGTTAGATGAGAAGGGGGAATACTACGGCTTAATCGACATAGCAAAATATCGAAACGGGGAGCCATTGGAGGTTGGTGGGTTGGTGTTTGAAGGCCGCCACGTTAGATGGGTAGAAGATGGGGGGATGGTGACCGTTCCGGCCGTTGCACAGAACGTCACTAGAAAGCAAGACGATTTACCTTTCTAGCATGAGGTTTACACTTTGCATAAAGGGCAAGCCCGACCGCGACTACGAAACGCTTCAGGAGGCTGAGAAGGTCATCGAGAAAGAGCTAGGGGCTTTTGAGAATATCAACGACTATTTGCAGCGGGCGAAGCATGTGAGGAGGAGCTATGTTTGCACGCGGGGAAAGGCGATGGTAATGATTGACAATTAAAAAAACTTTTGTACTTTAGCGAAACGATAAAACCAAAGCAATGAGTAAAATGACAGATTACCAAAAGGCGGTTGCCGCCCACATGGCAACAGCACCAGAACCCTTGGCGGATTACGTCAAGGGGAGGTTGAAAAAGAGTGATAAGTGGGAAGAAGGCTATAACCCAATTACTAAATGCGGTTTTAAGTGGGTAGATTCTAAAGAGAAAGTGGATTTTTGGGTGAATATTTCATTAAAAAATTGGCAACGTGCAATGGATACAGAGTTTTGGAAGAAGCACACCGCAGCTCAGGGTGAATTATTATTAACCCCCGACATTGAATTTGAAAAGCCCTACGACTTCGTAAACCCCGCCCACTACCAAGAGTTCAGCGTTGAGGTCGTCGACATGATGGTAGCGATATGGGGCAAGGAAGCCACCGCGCAGCATTGCGAAATGTGCGCGTTTAAGTACAAGCTGAGAGCGGGAAGCAAGCCCGACCAACCGATTGAGCGCGATCTCGATAAAGCCGCGTGGTATTTGTCAAAAGCTAAAGAGCTTCGCGATGCCTGAGCCAAAGTACACCTACATCATCAGTGATCCACACGGCAACACGCTCGGGGGAGCTACAACGATGAAGAAGGCGTTGGCGATGATCAGCGCACTCACGCTCGATGACGTGGAGATAGAAAGCAAATGGGAATGCGGGGATGCCATCTACCGGTACCAACTGACCAACTACCACTACATCGACAAAATCACCTTAAACCAACTGTAATGTACAAAGCAATAAACCAAGAGGGAGAGCGCAGGCTCTTCCACCACCTGACAGAAGCCTGCGAGTTCGCCGGCAAGTCGTACCATTCAGTCTACCGGTCCTTCAAACTTGGAAAAGCGGTAGGCGGGATTGAAGAGGTGGATAAAAGCCTAGTGCATACAATCAGCAGGGAGGAAGTATTCGAGGCTTTCCGTTCTGACATGGGAAACAAGGTATACACCCACATGGAGCCTGACGGGTCAATCCTTTTTGTTTAGTACCTTTGGCAATTAATAGTTAATTTCTATTAATGGCAGACGGAAGAGCAAACAACGGAGGGCATAGCACCAAAGCAAAGGGAGTAGACAAGCGGAGGAACGAATACCGCGATGCTCTCCGCGAAGCTATTTCAATGGATGACTTCAAAGCCGTTATAGAGAAACTCGTTGAGAAAGCTAAAGACGGGGATGTTCGAGCCACGCAAGAGCTTTTGAATAGGGTGCTAGGAAAGCCCGATCAAAGCATAGACGTAACGAGTGAGGGCGCGGGCATAGTAGTGCCTGAAATTATATGGAGGCAGCCGAAGGACAAATAGAACTCGATCCCAAGTATTCGGACTTATACCTCAACCCACCACCTCACAAGGTGACAATACTAACGGGCGGGCGCGGTTCGGGCAAGTCTACTGTAGTATCGCACTTCCTGAACTTCCTCACCTTTCAACGCGGGCATGTGATCTTATTCACCCGTTACACAATGCGAGCCGCTGAGATATCCATCATTCCAGAGTTCACGGCAATGATGGACAAGCTAGGGAATAGGCATCACTTCGATGTGACAAGCGATGAGATAGAAAACAAGGTCACAGGAAGCCGCATTCTGTTCAGGGGTATCAAGACAAGCAGCGGCAACCAAACGGCCAACCTGAAGAGTATTCCAGGGCTTACCACCTTCGTAATTGACGAGGGCGAGGAGTTCTTAGATGAAGACGCATTCAATACCA